AGGAACTAATAGTTTACTAGCGTATAGTAAAAGTATGATTGGTTTAAAAAGTGATTCGGCTTTGATGTTAAAAAGTAACACAGGTTCATGGGGAGCAGGTTCGGGTCTTGTACTTGAAGCCGGTTGTATAAAACTAAACAGTGGTGCCGCTGGCGATGTACCAAAAGCACAAGAGATTCCTAAGAAAAGGTTACCTGATACAAAGTTTGTTGTAAACCAAGGATGGGTGCCAGAACCAGCAGCAATTGAAACTATTGTTACTAGGGCACCAACACACGAACCTTATGCTGAAAGAGGAACAGGTGTTAACACAAGCACAAGTCTTGTTGGTAGTGCTGAAGAAGTTCCATTGGATCCTAAGACTGAAGAAGCAGTTAAAAAAGCAGAAACAACAGAAATTAGCAAAATTGACAAAGGCGATTACGAAAAACAAAATAGTGCAACTACTGGTGTTGGTAAAATACCACCAGAAAAAGTTACTGGAATGGTAGCACAGTCAAGTAAGTTAGTAGAGCAAAAAGCAAATGAAATATCAAACAAAAATGGAGTTGGTAAGTTTGGCTTTGGTGCAGTTGAATTAGAGACTGCTGGATTTCTGAAACCTGGAACTGCAGACTTCTTTCTCAAAGACGCTACTGCTGATATTAGCACAGTGCTAGGAAGTGCAAGTGTGTGGAGTGGTAACCAAGGTATAAATGGTGTAAGTGACTTTTTGAATAACGAATCTATACAAGATATAACAAAAACTGATTTGTTTAACAAAGGATTAACCTCTCTACAAAATGCAGGCATTGTTACTGGATTAGAAAATGAAGCCTCCCTTGCAGGATTAGTTAGTGGCGCAAGTAAATTTGGAGTTGATGCAGTTAAAAAATGGACTCAAGGTGCAGGCGTACTTGGCGAAACTTTAGCAGGTTCATTTAGTGCAAAGATCACAAGCGGTGATATGGATGCACTAGTTAGAGGCGGGCAATATGCAGTTAGTTTAACACAAGAAAAAATTAGTGATGCAGTGCAAGGGTTTTCAACAGGTACAGTTGGTGTTACTGGTACAACTATCAGAACTACAATTGATAGTGCAGTACAGTCTGGCATAGCAAGTAAAAAAGTTAATGGGATTAGTACCTAGACTAGGACAATAAATACAGTATGGCAGAGATAATCGGATATAGCACAATAGACAGGTACAAAACATACACTGTAACAGATTTTGAAATAATAAAGCAAGATCTATCTAACGCTTTAAACATACGTCAAGGTGAAATGCCAGGGCGACCCGATGTTGGTACTATTATGTGGAGTTTTATATACGAACCACAAAATGCACAAACCTCACAAGCAGTTATAAACGAAATACAGAGAGTTGTTGCACAAGACCCAAGAATTGAAGTAGCAGATATAAATGTGTTTTCACAGGAAAACGGAATACTAGTTGAATTGGAAGTACAAACAATACAAGGACAAGATGCCCGCATGCTGACAGTATTCTTTGATAATCAAACACAACGAGCCTCTCTGTCAGACGTGTAGTATAAACTACCCAGTTTATAATGTTCATAAATACTAGGTAAGGATAGATACACATGGCTAAAACTACAAGACAAACCAGTATATTTGGTGTTGAAGATTGGAAGAGAATCTACCAGACATATCGTGAAGCAGACTTTCAGAGTTATGACTTTGAAACACTTCGCAAGAGCTTTATAGACTACATTCGCTTGTACTATCCTGAAAGTTTTAACGACTATATTGAATCAAGTGAGTTTATTGCTCTACTAGATGTTATGGCGTTTATGGGACAAGCAGGTAGTTTCCGTAACGATTTGAACACTAGAGAAAACTTCATTGATACTGCCGAAAGACGAGATAGTGTAGTACGTCTTGCTGAACTAGTAAGTTACACTCCAAAACGTAATACAGCGGCATCTGGTTTTTTAAAAGTACAAAGTATCAGCACCACAGAAGGTGTAATTGATTTTACCGGTGTAAATCTTTCAAACATCACAGTTAACTGGAACGACACCACTAATGCAAACTGGTTAGAACAATTTACAGTTATTGTTAATTCGTGTTTAGATAACACACAAAGATTTGGACGTCCAGGAAACTCACAGACAATACTTGGTGTGCAGACAGAAGAGTATGGTATTAGTCTTATACAAGGATTTCTTCCTGTAATACCATTTACTAATACAGTTAATGGTACTACTATGTCATTTGAAGCAGTATGTGCCACATCGCAAGATCAAACATATTTGTACGAACCAGCTCCTGCTCCAAACGGTGCATTTAATATACTTTATAGAAATGACAAACAAGGATATGCCAGTGCTAACACAGGTTTCTTTTTCTTGTTCAAGCAAGGTAGTTTACAAGATCTAGATTTTAATCTTGGAGAACGTATTTCGAATAGAGTTGTTAATGTTAATATCGAAGGTATTAATAACGAAGATACATGGTTATATCAACTAGACTCAACAGGTAATATTCAAAACCAATGGACTCTTGTAGAAAACATTTATAGCGGAGCAGTTGAAGAATTAACCCCGGAACAACGTAGGTATTTTACTACCACATCAAGAACTAACGACCAAATTAATTTAAACTTTGGCGATGGTGTGTTTAGTAGTATACCAGTTGGATCCTTTAGAACTTATGTAAGATCATCAAATGGTTTAAGTTATATTATTAATCAAGATGAAATGCAAAATGTTACTCTCAGCATTGGCTATGTGTCAAGGACCGGACGTAACGAAACACTTACATTGACTTGTGCATTAACTCAGCCAGTTAGCAATGCTGCCAATAGAGAAAACATTGACGACATTAAACAAAGAGCTCCTGCAAGATTTTATACGCAAAACAGAATGGTAAATGGAGAGGACTATAATAATTTTCCATATACACTTTATTCAACTATAATCAAGTCCAAGGCAGTTAATCGTAGTTCAATTGGTACTAGTAGGTATTTGGATTTAGTTGATATCACTGGAAAATATTCAAGTACAAATGTTTTTGCCAGCGATGGTATGATATACGAAAACACTGCTGTTCCAAGTTTTACATTTACGTTTATTGATCAAAATGACATTACAGATGTTATAGTAAATCAAGTTGAGCCAGTACTAGCAAGTCGTGGTATGCAAGAATTTTACTATGAAAATTTTCTTCGCCCAAGTCTAACAAATTTAAACTTAAACTGGAGCCAAAGTACAACTGCTAACAACCAAACTACTGGATATTTTAAGTTTGTTTCAAGCGGAGCACCAGCACCAGTTGGCCCACAAGCAAGTGATAATAAAAAATATATTGCGTTAGGTGGGTTAATTAAGTTTGTACCTCCTACAGGATTTTACTTCAATGAGTTTAACAGATTAATTGCAGGATCTCCTACTCTGCCTGGAGACAAAATGGTATTGTGGGCAACTGTGTCAGCTTTAGAACTTGACGGAACCAATCAAGGTGTTGGTAACAATGCTGATGGAACAGGTCCTGTAACAATTAATAATTTTATTCCAACACTTGCAGTTCCAACAGAAGTAATTCCAAATTTTATAACTAACTTGCCAACTGCAATTGAAACAACCATGCGTGAGCAAATTGAACTTTATAGAAATTTTGGACTTGGATACAATAACCTAACCGGAACTTGGTATGTTATTACAGCAACTAATTTGAATTCAGCAATAACATTTAGTCTTGCAAATGCACAAAACACAACAGGAACCGGACAAGATAATTCCTGGTTGGTAGCATTTGAAACAGACGGAGTAACATACACAGTTAGTTCAAGAAGTTTACAACGTTTCTGGGCTAGTGTGCTTGAAACAAGATTCTTTTATGACGGAACACAAAAAGTTTATGATCCTAAAACAGGAACAGTTATTAATGACTTTATTAACGTCTTAAAAACCAATAACCTACCGGATTCAAGTGCAACACTAAACAGCGATGAAGTACTTGATATCATTGACCAGCCCGTTGAAACAGATGGATTTATAGATGACTT